ACGGGCCAGAGCGCGTTCGGCTTGCGGTGGGGCGCGAACATCTCGAACGGCCAACCGCCATTGTCGGCCCACAGCGGGATGGGCCACGCCGCACGGATGCGCAGCGTCTGCGGCAGCCCTTCCTCGTCGAGTTCCTCGTCCATCACGGCCGGCGGGACGTTGAGCGGGTAGTCCACGCCCTCCGCGACGACGATGTAGCAGTTGTCGCCGAGGGGATCGAACACGCCGCGGTCGGACTTCTTGGCGTCCTTGAGCCGGTCGCCGAACCCGCACTTGCTCCAGACCTTGTAGAAGGTCACCAGATCGTTCGTCTTGCCGGTGCGCTTCTTGCCGGGCCTGCCATCCCCGTGCCGGTCGTCCACGTTGCGGGACGTCGAGTCGTACGATTCCAAGTTCGCCTTGAGGTCCGAGCGCTGGAGGCCGAACATGCGGGCCGCTTGGTCGATCGGGAGCACGCACCGCTTGGCACACCATGTGATCTCCTCGATCACCTGCGCGTCCGGGTCTAGCAGCAGGTTGTCGACGGAGTCGTAGAACGAGCCGATGACGAGGGTTGGGTCGGCCGGCGGCACGTTCTGCTGTGAGACAGCCTCGGTCCAGAGGACACCGCCGCCCTTGATGAGCGCCTCGTCCACGACCTGTCGGCCATGGGAGATCAGGTTGTTCTCGATCGGGGTCCAGTTGAGGTACGTCTGCATCAACTCGGCGACGATCCGCTTGGTCTGGTCCGCGGCGTCGATCGCCTTGGAGGCGTCGATGAACTGCATCACCGCCGGATCGGGCATGGGCTGCCCGGTCGTCGGGTCGATCTGGTACGCCTCCGGGTCGACCCCGACCATCTGCGGCGGGATCACCGGGAACTTCCGTGGCGTCACCGTGCGGACCGGGTTGCGGTTGTAGATGACCGCGCCGATGAGTTTCACCACCTCCCACACGCGGTTCACGGTGAGGCGAAACGCTGGCGCCGGGGTGGGGCGTGACATGAGGGTCAGGCCGCGGTTGCTGTTCTCGAAGAACCACCGGGGCCCGCCATCGAAGAAGTGCATCGCCTCGCGGGCGTCAGAGTCGAACGCCGACTTGGCCTTCTTGGCCGCCGCAATCTTCTTCAGCCACATCTGCGCGATGGGCTTGAGCGGCGAGGCGGGGTTCAGGGGAGACTGCTTGAGGTCATCCCCGTCGCCCTTGTCCTCCTTGAGATCGTCTTCGGCCATCGGTGTCCTCCGCCCGTTTTATGGCGTCACTCCCCCTTCTTGCTGCCTTGCCGGGCGAGCAGGGAGACCACCTGCGGCATCATCGTGCGCAGTTTCTTCAGCGTCTCCGTTGCCGGGTGGAAGCGCCAGCAGCCCCACTGCCGCCACGCGGAGTTGTCCACGAGGCCCGGGTCGTCGGCGTGACGCACCGACGGCTTTTCGACGAACCCCTCGTCGGGGGAGAAGGTCAGGATGAAGACCGTGTTCACGCCCGGGCGGCGGGAGACCCAGCCGATGACCGGGTCCTTCTGGTTCAGGACGTTGCTGTAGAACAGCACCATGTCCCCGAGTTCCACCGTCTGCGTCGGGAAGCCAGACCCACTCGTACTGCTCGACATTCGTCGTCTCCTCGCTTGACGCACTGGCGTCGGATGCCGGGCCCAGATAAACGCACGCACCCACCCGGTTCTTGGTCTTGCGCGCGATGTAGTTGATTATCCACTCGGGGGTCGTATCCGACTCGTCCTTTTTCGGAGGCGAGCGGTACTTCGGCTCGGAGGCGACGATGTACTCCATGCACTGGCATGCATGCACCTCGCCGCGGGTGTTCGGCTCGTCGCTGACGACGGAGAGCCCGTTGATGAAATGCGTCTTCTTGCGGTAGCGCCGCAGTTCGCGCTCTAGGTTCGGGCACGCCCCCCGCAGCACCCGGAGCCGCGGCTTGCCGTCCGGGCGGATGTACAGGGCCGTGCGCACGGCGGAGGTCCGGGCCTGAATGTCATCGCAGCCCGCCAAGAACCCCGCCCCGGTCGTCAGGGAGCGCAGTTTGTACAGCCGCATCTGCTCCATGTACTGCTCGACCACGGCCCGGCCGGAGCCGATGTCCGTGATCCTGCCGCCGTGCATGTCGATGATCCACTGGTGGAACTGCTGTCCCTGCACCTTCTCGGCGAACTTCTGGCCGAAGATCGCCGCAGAGCACTGCCGGATGTACAGTTCGTCGTAGACCAGCACCATCGAGTTGTCTGGCGGGACGGCCGCGAACAGAGCCGCGGTCACCGAGTGCCCCGGGTCGATAGCCGCAAACCGCGTCCAGTCCGCGGGAATCTGGCCGTCGGGCAGGTCCTCGCGCAGGAACCCGTGGACCGACATGGCGAAGTTGGGGTAGACGAGGACGGAGTCCGTGATGAACTCGCCCTCGGCGCGCATCCGGAGCACGTCCTCGCCCTGCGCCGCCCATCGCTCCAGCATCTTGGACTTCTCGGCTGAGTCGATCCAAGCGTTATCGAGAAAGCGCAGCGTGAACTTCTTGATGGTCGTCTCGGCTGTGCCTGCCTCCTCGGCGCGGTCGGCGCGCTCGGACAGGGAGAGCAGCGACTCCGACCGCGAGTGCGGCATGGCCGACCAGACCAGCCGACCCTTTTTGTCGGCGAGCCGGGCCTGCGCCTCGGGGAGGATGTTGTCGTTCCCGACGTCCTCGTCGATGTGGATCAGCGAGGCAGCGTAGCCTTGGGCAGGTTCTCCCTCGGCACTGAAGAACTGGATCTTCCAGCCGTTGTGGAGTTCGATATGGTTGCAGTAGTTGCTGGACTTCAGCACCCACGAGATGGTCTTGATCATCCGCGGCGGGATCAGGGGCGGGGCTGGCTTGGCGAGGTGCTTCCGCGCCTCGTCGGTGACCGGGTTGAACGCCCGCCACTTCCCCGTCTGCTCGTCACGGATGATCTTGAACGCCCCCGCCTTCAGGAGGTAGGGCACTGCCACGAGCCCGATGTGGGTCCAGTTCCGGCCGATGATCACCAGCAGCCCGTCCTTCTCCGGGTACTTCCCGTACGGGTCTTGCCCGGTTGCGGCGCGAGCGTCCTCGACGAACGTGCAGAGTGACTTTCCTGATCGGTTGCCGCCAATCACCAGCGCCTCGGAGGAGCGACACTTGTGGAACTCGTCCTGCATGGGGGACGGCGTGTAGAGTTTCAGCGCCTCGATCCGGCGCTCGTTGATCTCGGCCTGTAGTTCCCGCAGGCGATCCTGCGCGAACTTGGACGGCTTACCCGGCGGGTTCGGTAGCGGTTGCATCGACCACCTCCTTCCGCATCGCTTCGAGGCACGCCGCCTCGTAGGCAGCCGACGCCTCGGCGGGGTCTCGGAACTTCCCGAGGCTTCGGCTCTCCCCCCCGACGCGGATTCTCGCCTCATATGGCATGGTCACGCAGCCCGGTCGGCGATGCACGCCGCGGGGAAGGCTGGACTCCTTGGGCAAGTGCCTGTTGCGCATGTTCAGCGACTTGGTGGCTGGGCGAAGATTCTCGAATCGGTTGTCGAGTTTGTTTCGGTTGATGTGGTCAATCATCGGCGGACAGCGCCCATGAACCTCCCGCCACAGGAATCTGTGGAGCCGGACCGGGCGACTGCCAACGGATACGGCCGGGTATCCGCTCCGCATGAATATGCTTCGCCCGGCGATCAGGTGGGCGTGCTCGTCGTCGACTTGGATGTCGGGGACAGCATTCCCTCGCCACGTCTTCCTGCCCTTGATGATCATGTCGCGCCCTCCTCGGCTTCGAGCATAGCGCCGGGCGCAGGCAATGCCTCGACCTTTCCCGCGTCCACGATTCGGGCTGGCGACTGCTGCACGACTTCGAGGATTCTCTGGTCAAGTTCCGCCTGCAACTCGTCCTCGGTCCACATGAGCAGCGGCTTCTTGGAGCCGCCCTGCTCGGCATTGGTGGTCACGAGCCGGGTCATCATCTCCAGCATCTTTGTCCGGGCGGCGCTTCCGGGCTTCGCGTCGAAGTACTGCTTCAGCACGATGCTTGAGAACCCGGCGACACCGCCGAAGTAGGTCATCAACTGTTCGAGCAACTCGGCCGAGTGCGGCACGGTGGCCCCGCCGACGCGCGTGGCTGCGATCAGCGAGTCGACCGCCCGCCCCTCGATCTGCGCCATCTTGCGGGCGCGGCTCTCGGCCTTTTGGGCCTGCGAAGCCTTGCGCTTCTTCGTGACGCAGGCCAGACACATCGCCGTCTGCTTGCGGTACAGAGGAAACGTCACCGGATCATCCGGCCGGACCTCGCCGCACTCCACGCAGCACTTCTCACCGGGCCCCACGGGGCACCTCCTCACGATGGAAACCCGATCGGGAGCGTCCTCCCGACCGGGCCCCGAGCGTCCGGCGGATGCCGGACTAGAACTAGCCGAGCAGGCCCGACAGCGGGCTCTGCGCTGGACGCGAGCCATGCGCGCTGCTTGCGGCCATGGCCCCGAAGCCGCCGCCGGGCATGGATGCGAATCGTCGCCGAGCAGGCTCGCCCGCGACCGCGGCGCCGCCGGGGGTGAACCCACCGCCCCCAATGCTCTGGCCGCCCGCGCCGTACAGGTTCATGCCGGGCGTGTTCTGGTTGCCGCCGGACAGATTGCCCATCACGGAGGCCATGGCGTTGGTCGCGTTGTTCATCGCACCCGTGACGTTCTTCGAGTGCTCCCGCTTCGTGTCCTCGGCGTACACCCCGAGGTGGCGCTGCGTGCCGGAGTCGAA